TTATAAAACTCTTCAGGTATAGGAAGAATATCTAAGTATTCAAAATTGTTATTTTCAGTAAAGTTTCTTGTATCAAACTCTAAGTAAAAATCAGTAAAGAACTTTTTCTTTATATTGTTTAATGACAGATTATCATTAGTGGAAGATGTGCCCAGTATATTGTTTAAGCAAAATTCTCTTTCTGTTTCTTCCGGTAACTCATCAGGGAAATAATACCTGTGTGAAATATCTAAAGCTTTTTGTACGGAGATGTCGCTGCTTTTTAACAAAGACCATTTTTTGTTTGGAGTCCAGGTCCAAAAATATCCATCCTTAGGCTCTGTATGAATCCACACGCCTAACGTGGCTCCTCCGAGTCTTGGTGAGTTTTCTTGTGCTACTAAAGAACGAACGCCTAATTTAAATTTATGGTCTTTGATGAAGTAATTTCTTTGTGGACCATACGAAGATAAATCAAATCTAATTCTGGGAAGTCCTCCAATGGATTTACATTTAACGACGGTATTCCCTATAAGGTAGTTTTCTTTTCCATCTACTTTAAAGGACTTATCTAGATTAAACACCCGAAACTCATTTCCTGATGGTGCCCCAGAGATATCACAGAATTCTACACCGCTCAGAACTTCTGGGTTTCTAAACTCTGCATTAAACGCTTCTCCGTTAACATATGTTCCTGTCAATGGAACTACTAATTCATCTTGGCTTGTAGCCGTATATGTTCCTGTTGCTCCTGGATACCATACGCTGCTTACGTTAATTGAACTAGAGTCTCTTAAGCTAGATGCTATCAACTCAGAGCCTAAGCTACCTTCTATAGAGAAATCACAATTGTAAATGCCGGAAGCAAAAACTTGAGAGAATATACTTGGGCCTGTCGTGGAAATAAGATTGGGAGAAAGAACTTGATTAAAATATTTCTTATGATCTTTAAACAGTTCGTGAGGGCCGTTACCAAACTTAAAGTTATCATAATCCTCTCTGGAGTTTAGGACAAGGCCACTTGCTATTGCTGAGTTAGCGAAGCTTTGTTCATTGTTTTTCCAGTAAGAATCATTAACAAACATTGATGACGCTGAGGCAATCTCCTGTTTAGCATAATCTAAAGCTTTCTTCTCTAGCATTTCATGCATTGTAATGTATATGCTAGGAATCTGACCTCTATCGAAATAGCGATCCTCAACAGAAGTAACACTATAAAGACCTCTATAAGGGAAAGTCGCGCTACTGTCTACTCCAGAAAAAGTTTTCGTTGAGTTGTAGCCTTCGCAAATATCCCAAACCCCAGAAGGATTTATAGGATCTTTAACAGGGAAGAATCTTCCCGCTGAAGCAACATAACCTAAGGTAAGCTCTCCTAAAGAATTTGGCAGTGAGTTTTCTAGAACGGAAGCATCATAAGCATTAGGAGCATTAAATCCAGTCCTATCGTAAAAGCCTTCTTTAGGCAGAACATTCTTATAATTTCTTCTTCTAAGTGCTCTTCTGGGCACAGTGTTAGTATCAATTACTGATGTGCCAGACAAATACGGTCCCGTCAGAGAATCCACCGCAGCCCTTTTAAAAGTGTTTAGCCCGCCCCGACCGCCATCAGAGCCTCTGTTGTCGTCCCCTCCCCCAGTAGCGAACGATATATCCACTCCACTATTTTCAAAGTTTGATAAGATACTATTCGATGAATACTTTTCTCTTGTATCATCCTTATCAAAGCCTAATGCTAGGTGTCTAGAATCACTGTTGGAGAAACTATCTTCAGCACTAGCATTAAGGTTAACTCTGGTTATAGCATGTGCTGGGCTAAACTCCCTGGAAACCCTAGATGCTTCATATAGTGCATACTTACTATCCGCCTCAAAAGTGTTCTTAGCGAAATCGAAGTCAGCCTCGTCAAAATCAATAAATAAGTGAGATGATTTTCCGTTGAAAAGGGGTATGAGATTTCTCTCATAGTCTGTGATGCTGGTCATTACCTCGTTGAAATTCTCTGGTACTTGTGCTTCTTCAAAGAACATTAGCCACTCGTTTAGAGTTCCTAAATTGGTGTCAGAGGTTACCGCAGCATCAGAAATATACTGCCCCAAGTAATCCGCAAAATCAGGATCCACTTTAAAACATTTCAGCCTATCAACGAGCAGATTTACCATAGGCTGTGTTACAGTAGAGTCTTTATAATACTTAGTCTCTTCAAAGGGTGGGAGAGGATAGTTTAGTTTTCCCCTGTAGTTAAAAAAGAAATCCAAGTCACCTAAAAACTTAATATACTTAGGTCTTTCAGGTCCTGGAGGATGCTGCAATCCGGCCATGTAGACACCTTCGCCTAAAGGACCGTCCGCAAACGCAGCATCAAACGCATCTATCTCGCCAAACTTCTCGGCCTGTCGTCTCAGGGCTTGATACCCTGGGTCCTCAGGCTTATGGACATGAAATCCTTTCATCCCTGGGTCACCGACAACTGTGTAAATATCAAGCTCACAGCCAAGATTGTCTAAGTTAACAAACCTAGGAGCCGGGAATCTTTCACCAAAGAATATGAAGTTTTCCGGGTATGCCTTGTACAGGTCTAGTAAGATAATATCTATTACCATCTTTATGTTCTCTTCTAGGCTGGTTGAGTCATAAGAGTACACTCCTCCTAATTCAGAGAATTCTGCTGTCCAAGTTTCTAGATTTTTAAACAAAGGAGACTCAGTGCCTAAAGCGTACCAAATTAAGTGAGGGATATAGGACTCCCACAGGGGAGTTACTTTACCGGATACATCAAAAACAGAGTCTGTTATTAGTGCATTTATAGCAGCCTGAATGGCCCCTATAGTTCCTGATTTTTTATATAAATCTACTGCTATCCTAAGCTGATTCCTCCACTTATCCGAAGATCGCCCCCTCAATCTAAACCCAATCAGTTGTGCGATGTACTGTAGATACTGTTCTGGGCAGGACTCAATATCATAAATCAATCCTATGTTTTCTATCTCGTCACTAATATCTGAGTAGTTATACCCCAACATAGAAGTGAATTTTCTATGAGGTCCTTTAGACACAAAATCAGATAAGGCTCTTTCCGCTGAAATGTAATCATCGAATGCTTTCTTTACTGTGTAGTCTTGCTCATCAATGTAAAGAGGAGAGTAAATAACATCAATTAAAGTTTTGTAAGCATCCAACTTCTGCGTTCCGCTAGTATACGTTGCTACTGTGCCAACACTAGGATCTAATATCGCATCAGAGGGTCCTGAAACAAACGACGGTGGAATGAACTGTCCGAAAGAACAAGCCTCGGTATTTCTCCATAAATACTCAGACAATCCTTTTACCCCGTCAACAGTCTCTAAGGTCTTTCCTTTGTAAACATCTATGAAAGAATCCAAAACATAAGATGATGGAGAGTACGTTAATCCTCCGTTAGCGGATGTATTTAGAAAGTAAAACCAACCTAAGGCATCTACTAAATAGTTATGTACGCTGCTCGCGTCGGTGGAGTTAGTTAAGGAAGATAGAGTATTCATATTGACTTCAATCGTTCCTGGTGTAGTGTTAGTTGGTGGAATTATTTTTGGTAGTAAATCGCTCTCTAGATAGGAAGCGAAGTCTGCGCTTGTAGCGTAATTGGCTATTGTATTTTGTAACGGAACTAGGATCTTTGTCTCAAAGTCATAGGTGGTTATTTTTGTTAGCTTATTTTGTTTAACGAAAAATTGAGATAGTCCGCTAATGTTGTTTAAGTTTTCTGTTTCACTGTCGCCTTGTATAGAAGATATGGAGAAATAAGCAGAGGCGTCTTTAGCTAGTGATATCTGCCTATTTATTACATCGGATAATGGGTTAAGTTCTTTCCCGCTCAACTGCAAGTCTTCGACTTGATAAAGCTCAGGAGTAACTAAATTAATAAACTCTACAAAATTAGTCTTGTAGTATCTGCGCTCCTTGCTAGAATATCTCCTAAAATCACTCATCAGTCTAGGTACTCAATGTTAATCGTTATATTGTTTATCTGTGCGATTTCATTAAAATCAATTCTAACGTCTTCTGCAACATTATCAATCGTAGATAATCTAACTTCAGGAGTTTCGAATATCTTTCTATTTATATCAGACACCACAATATCTTGACCGAATTCCCTATTGTCAATACTCATGAAGTCTAAAATCTTATCTCTAACCTTAGCTTTTATTTGCTCCTGATTAGGCTCTTGCTCTCTGTCAACTCTGATCGTGGTAACTAAGTCTAGTGTTCTGATCAGCCCGTCAACGATTACAACATCATCTGTAGCCATCTTTTTTGGTTCTATAGCTTCTAGAAGTTGAGTTTTAAAGTTAGTCGTAGCTTTTTGGAATTGTAAGTCGTTAGCTTTTTCTAGTACATAGATATCTACTACGTTAGCTGATGAATACGCTTTTCTTGTCGCAGCCACCGCCTTTCCAATCGTGCCAAAATTGCTAATAAACGTATTTGTAAAAGCGGTATAGTCCTCTAGAGTAACTAACCTATCTTGAGTTCTAAACTTAAGTGGAGCGTATCTCTTAGCATGTTCTAAAGTCTCGGCATTAGTTCCTCCTGTAGCGATTGAGGTATTTGTTATTGTTCCTTGTATAACGGTTCGAGATCCATTAGCAGCCTCTCCCGCCGCCACCAGAGAAGAGTTAATAGAGTTACTTGCTATATTTCCTCTACTACCACCCCCTACCCTGTAAGTAATGAAGTAGGAAGCTGCCGCGTCGGGTGAGATACCTACCGTGTTATCACCGAAAATTATCGTAGCTTGATAATCTTGGTCATAAGATACTTCAAAAATCTTATCCGAACTTCCAGAAGCAAAGTAAATATTATCTACTTCTCTATATGCCCCTTGAGCATTAGTTTCGTTTGAATTTATAAACACCTCAACGCTTCCCTCTACTACAGGGCCTTGAGATAACTTAATACTTTTAAGTGCTTCTGTAGCAGCGAAGTCACCTGAGTCAGTTACCAAAGCACCCTCTTGCAGAACTAGATTTTCAAAAATATTCTCTTCTGCTCCAGGGTTAGATGACTCCTCACTAGGCGATAACTCAATTACACCGTTATCATTGGCAAGATCAACTAAACCATTGACTACTTTATACAAAGTAAAGTTTAATGCGGCTCCATCCTCGGGTGAAGTTATTTGAACCACTCTTGCTGAGGGACCTATAGCTAAACCAGAAGCTGCTATAACAGATAAATCTTCAGAAAAAGACAGCTTTGCGTTTGCCGCTGAAGATACGGGACCCTTCATTCGAATACCAATTAGCTCAAGAAGTTTCTTTACACTTGATCTTTGCTTCGCAGTTGCCAAAAAGTTTTCGTTTGCTAACATGTCTGCCTTCATGGACATCACTGCGCCCATGTAAGCAGTTAATTCTATAAGCATCAAACCTAGGTCAGACTCTACAAAATAGTTATACTCTTCTGGGTATACCGCTCTGGCATAATTAAGTAAAGACGTTCGCAAGGACAAGAAGTCTGTAGCGGCAAAGTTTATTAAATTAGGTCGTTTGTCTATAGGGATATCAGTAAGCTTTAAAAAGTCTGATTGTATTGTTCCAGAAAATGTCATCCTATTGTGGCCTCCACATCAAATATCTGTGTTTCGTTCTCATCAAGCCCTAAAGTAAGGACTACCTTCATAGAGTTTCCTCCAGCAGGACCCGATTCGCCTAATGGAAATACTGCTATCTTTCTAATGTTAGCACCGACTATGTAATTGTAGAAAGAGAATTTTATCTCGTCTTTTATCTGAGTAAAGGTGTTCTCGTCTAGTGGCTGAAATAAAAACTTTCTTAATCTACATCCGTAGTTAGGCAGCATAAGGCGCTCACCCTTCTCAGTAAGCAATAGCTGCTTGACCGCTGCCTTTATCATGGCTATCCCTGAGATTTTCTTGAATATACCACCCGTCTCTCTATTTGAACCAAGAGGGAAATTAAGCCCGAATATCGCAGCTTTTTTTGATGTTGTTCCGTCTACACTTATTCTAGGAGGAATTTTACCAAAAACTTTTACTGTTTGATTAGCGGCCATTACACTTGTATATTCTTGAAGAAGCCCTCTTGAGCTTTATAGTTAGTCTCTACTTCATCATTATTTAGTGGCCTAGAGTAAAACTTTAAACTTCCTATATTTCCCCTAAGACCACTTATCAAACCGCCACGATCACCGCCTAAGAAGCCTCCAGTGAAAAGACCGTCCGTGTAGCCGCCGCCAACTAACCAAGGAGTGTAAAAATCATTTAGTTTTGGGCCTTCCTTTAATTGCTTTACGCCATCGACAGAGGTGTAAGAATACTCAAAACTATTATCCTTTTTAAATGTTGGAAGCGAAGCTGGGTTACTTGGAGCTACCCCAAAAACTTCAGACAACGCTGATGTAGCGACCAGAGACCCATCCGCAAAGAACTTAATCTCATTGTTTTGTGGGTCGCAAGTTACATCAACTAGAACAAACTCATTATCTACTTTACCGAAATCAGTGGCTGATAGATCTACCTTCATCTTGTAGAAAGTTGCCGAGGACTGACAATCATCTTTATTTATCCAGGAAGCCGAGGAGGCATCTCTTGCTTGCGTAGGAGCTATAAAGAAACTTAGCGACGACACTGGGTCGTTCTGATTGTTGTCATTGCTGAACCCCAGGTTTTCCTGAGTTATTCTCCTGTCCCTTGTAAAGCCGCATACCAATCCTCTGGTAAATGCATCACCTCTATCGTTCCTAAGGTAGTCTAGGTCTACAAGCTGCCCTGTTTCGTCCACAGCCGACACACCGTCTTTTACGCCTGTATTCTCACAGGCCAAGAGAACTTTCGTTAGAGACGAAGCAGCGGGCGCTCCTGCCCCAGAGAGCCACCCTTCGGCCCCGTCTGTAATATTTGGAACATGAACCCAGCACTCCATAGTAAAACCCGATGGGGAGTATGCCATCTCTCTGAACTCTTCTGTGTCTGGAAGCCTAACGTAGCTTCCGACAGC